TCTCGCAATGGGAGCCGTCCTTGGTATTGCCGCATGGTCCCGCGGTCAAGAAAAGATCCAGGGTGTAACTAAGTAAGGAAATGATATGAATGTGAATCCTGCGAATATTGAAGACGTACAGAATGCTCAACTTGAAATCATGATGCTTCGCTTGATTTCTGGTGAAGAGATTATCGGCAAGGTTGGTGTTATTGGAAACATGATCAAGGTAGTCAAGCCTGCTGCTGTCATGCTCCAACCACCAACTTCTGCTGCTGGTAGAACGAACATGGCTCTACTCGATTACATTCCTATGGCTAAGACCAAAGAAATCATTCTCGATCCGCGCAACGTTCTTTTTACCTATGAGCCCGACGCACAAGTCGAATCAGCATACAATCAAAACTTTGGTTCTGGTCTCGTGCTACCCAAGAAAGGGATCTTGACAACTGCGTCATAAAGTGATATAGTATCACCATGACAAAGTTTTACACGAACGCTCTCGAATACGGTAACAACATTCTCGTCCGCGGCTATGATCGCGGACGACCCTTCCAAGAAAAGATTCCCTACAAGCCCACGTTGTTTCTTCCATCCAAGCGCGATGACGCTGCATGGCAGGACATTCGTGGGCTTTCGCTTGATCCTATGCCATTCGACTCTATGCGCGATGCCAAGGACTTCATCAAGCGATATGAAGACGTGAGCAACTTCAAGCTCTATGGTATGCCACGATTCATGTATGCGTATCTCAACGACGAGTATCCAAACGAAATTGTTTATGATCGCGAACTAATCAACGTTGCGTATATCGATATCGAGGTCAGCTCAGAAAACGGATTCCCGACTGTCGAGCGCGCATCTGATACAGTCACAGCCATCACGCTGAAGAAAGATAAGATCTTCCACGTTTGGGGATACGGTGAGTTCACGACTGATCGCGAGGACGTGCGATACTATCAGTGCAACAACGAGAAGGAACTATTCATCAAGTTCCTGAGCGAGTGGAGCAATGGATATCCAGATGTCGTGACTGGCTGGAACGTCACGTTCTTCGATATTCCTTATCTCGTCCGTCGTATGAGCGCTGTGCTTGGTGAGAGTGAAGCCAAACGTTTTTCTCCGTGGAAAATCTTCAAGGAGCGTCGTGTTCGCACGAAGTTTGGTAAAGAAGAGTCTGTCTATAACATTGCTGGTGTTGCTACTCTCGACTACCTCGAGATGTATCAGAAGTTCACATACACTCAGCAGGAAAGCTACAAGCTAGATCACATCGCGTTCGTCGAGCTTGGTGAGCGTAAGCTATCGTATGACGAATACGAAACACTGCATGAGTTTTACATAAACGACTTCCAGAAGTTCATCGAGTATAACATTCGAGATACTGAACTCGTTGAGAAACTCGACGACAAGATGAAACTCATTGACATGGCTCTCGCGCTCGCGTACGATGCGAAGGTTACTCTGCTCGATGTGTTTACCCAAGTTCGTATGTGGGACGTTATCATTCATAATCATCTGTATAAGCAACGTATCGCTGTTCCTATCGAAGGTGGTGGTGCTAAGGATGAAGCGTATGTCGGTGCGTTTGTCAAGGAACCAAAGCCTGGAATGTATGACTGGGTTATGTCGTTCGACTTGAACTCACTGTATCCGCATCTTATCATGCAGTATAATATCAGTCCCGAAACGTTGCTGCGTGACAATCGTGGTCATGCAGTAAAAGTCGAAACGAGCGTCGATAGCCTGTTGGATGGCATAGTTCCTGAAGTTCCAGACGGCTATGGTCTTGCGGCCAATGGTTGTTTCTTCAACAAATCTCGACAAGGATTCTTGCCTGAGATCATGGAGCGCATGTATAATGATCGTGTCGTCTACAAAGACAAGATGATCGCTGCACAGAAAGAGTATGAGAAGACTAAGTCTAAGCAAGCTTCTAAAGATATCTCACGATACAAGAACATGCAGCTCGCTAAGAAAGTCCAGCTGAATTCAGCTTACGGTGCGATTGGTAATCCACACTTCCGTTTCTTTGATATCAATCAAGCGACTGCGATTACTCTTGGTGGCCAGCTGTCTATTCGCTGGGCCGAGAATGAAATGAATAAGTATTTGAACAAGACGCTGAAAACTGAGGATGAAGACTATGTCATTGCATCTGATACGGATTCGCTATACATTAGTTTTGACAAACTTGTATCTATGGTGTTTAAAGAACGAGGATCGCTGCAAGGTGATTCTCATGATAGAAAAGAAAAGATCGTTTCGTTTCTTGACAAGGTGGCTCGCGAGAAGATTGAACCTGTTATTGATGGCATCTACTCGGATCTTGCTGTTCGGATGGAAGCATTCCAGCAAAAGATGAATATGAAGCGCGAGGTTATCGCTGATCGTGGTATCTGGACTGCGAAGAAGCGATATATCCTCAACGTTCATGATTCTGAAGGCGTGCGTTATGCGAAGCCCAAACTGAAGATCATGGGAATCGAAGCAGTCAAGTCATCGACTCCAGCTGTGTGTCGTCAGGCTATTATCGACGCGATGAATATCATCATGACTCAGCCTGAAGAAGAACTGCATAAGTTCATCGCAGAGTTCAAGACTAAGTTCTACAAGTTGAGTTTTGAGGAAGTCGCATTCCCACGATCCGTTCAAGATCTAACTAAATACGAAAAGGAAACGAAGAGCATACCTATCCACGTTCGTGGTGCGTTGTTGTATAACAACATGATTAAGAAGCTCAAGCTGCAAAAGAAGTATGAGCTCATCAAGGACGGCGAAAAGATTCGCTTCTCCTATCTAAAGATGCCTAATCCTATCCATGATAATGTGATCTGTGCGTTTTCTGCATTACCTACTGAGTTTGGTATTGAGTCATATGTTGATTATGACATGCAGTTCGAAAAAGCGTTTATGGCACCGCTCAATGCTATTCTCGAAGTGATTGACTGGCACGCCGAAAAGCAAAGCACTCTTGAGGATTTCTTTTCGTGATTGATACTATCTTAGTCAATCAGGTTAATATGATGTCGCATGAAGAACATGTGGCTGTTTTGTTATCTGGTGGCGTCGATAGCGTTTCTGTTGCGTTCGCTGCGCACAGGCTTGGAAAGAAGATAACTGCATACACGTTTCATCTCGATGGTCAACCAACGTATGATTCGCAGAAAGCAGTTGATATCGCAAAGATCATGGGATGGGACTATCGCGTTGTTGTAGTTCCTACTGATAACGTAGAGCAAGACTTCATTCGTTTGGCTAAAGAAGTACACTGTGAAAAGAAAACGCACTTCGAGTGCTGCTTTCCGTTTCTATATGTGTATCCACAGATCAAGGAGCATGAAGTTCTAAGTGGATGGGCTGCTGACGGATACTACGGTGTATCGAAGAAAGCGAACATTCACTACAAGCATACGAAGGAAAAGTTCGACGAGTTTCGTAAAGACTACTTTGATGCTAATAGTCGCGCTGGATATGTGTGGCACAAACGAGTTGCTGAGGAGCTGAACAAGAAGCGTTTCATTACTCCGTATCTTGATCCTGATGTTGCTAAGTTCTTTATGAGTAAAGATTGGTATGAACTGAATCAGCCATATCAGAAACATCATGTTGTAGAAGCATTCCCTGAGTTCAAGCAAGTTGGTGGCGTTAAGAAGCATATCAACTTGCAGCTTGGATCTGGTATTGATAAGCTGTTCGAAAGGGAAGTGCTGAGTAACACGAAACTCAATTTTAACAATCGCATGCGAGTTATGGACGTGTGTCGTGACTGGGCAAACAAAGGAGCAGAGCTGTGGTAAAGATTCCACAAGAGTATCTTGGTTTTGATTTTGGTTTTACAGGCGTAGATGAAAGTGAGATCAAGCAGGACGTCCTACAAGAACTGAGCGCGAAAGATCAAGCTCTCACTGAAAAAGAACAAGAGCTCCAGCAGAAAATCAAAGTGCTAGAGTCTATCATTGTTCCGTTGCTGAACAATCTAATCAAGACTGCTGACAAGGCATACATTCACTGGCCTAATCGTAAAGAGAAGTGTCAGGAGATGTTGGAAAAAGTATTGAAGACAACAAGAGGTTTGTGATGACTAGTAGTATGACTCAGTTGAATCCACCGATTCCCCTCATGACTCCGA